GAGATCCCAGCCGTGATCGACAGCATCCTGCAACGTGACAATCTGGCGCCAGATTTTGTCCGGGCACATCAACCCGCTGTTCAGCGTCCTCCAGGACGTGTCGAACTCCACGCGCTTACCGTGGCTGCGGCCTTTGTTGAAGGCTTCACCAGACCAGAAGGGGTATGCTTCGTGACTCTCCGCTGACGGCGTCGAGAAGTAGGTGCGCGTTAGCCCCTTCAGGGTCGCCATCGCGCCGGCCACTTTCTTCAGGTTGGCAAACTGCCCGACCCAGAAAAACTCATCAAAGTACAGGTTGCCGGTGTACGACTGCGCGGTTGCGGCTGACGTACCGAGAAAGTGAAGCTCTGCACCGTTAAACAACTGGATCATGTCGCCGCCTTTCAGCTCAACGTCGACCTCTTCCGCCGCCGAACGAATGAAGCTGCGGAACTGGTACGCCTGGCGACGGCTCGCTGATAAAAAGATCTGGTTACGCTGATGTTTGTACTTCACCTCATCAGACAGCGCGCGTAACAGCGCCTCACGGGCAAAGTACCAGGTCGCACCAATCTGACGGCTTTTCAGGATGGCGCGGTTACGGTGGTGATGGTTTTCAAACCAGCCCTGCTGATGCCAGTGCAACGAGTCGATGATGTTGGCGCGCAGTGCGGCGATCTGCGTTTCTGAAAAGAAGTTTTGCTTCTTGCGGATCTTTTTCTTCGGTTGCGTCGCTGGCGTTCCGTTATCCAGCTTCTTCAGCTGACGCGTGAGGAGGTCAATTTCCTTGAAGTCGCCGCCGGTCTTTTTGTCCTTGCCGGTGAGCTGGACGAGCCGGGCGTCAATGGACGTTGTCACTCGCTGCACAGGCGGCGTGTTGTCCCACTCGTCACGCTTTTTCCATGAGTAAACCGTGTTCTGATTGATACCCATCAGGCGTGCGATCTCCGCTGGCGGGTATCCCTGCCAGTAGAGCTGCCGCGCCCGGTGCATGATGAATGCTTCTTCAATCGCCATTTGTCCTCCTCGCTTCCTGCCGGGGAGATTAACCCGCGCGCGCGTGCCCTTTCGCCCGCTTTTGGTTGTGGCAATACCCTCACAACAACAACGCGTTGAGCGCGTACGTCAGCCCCTGCCATCATCACCGGGAACTCAAAAACCAGCGAGTAAACGAACATGGCAGGCACAGCTAAACCCCGTAAGAAGTTTCGCGTTGCCGTCTCCGGGAATACCGTGGATGGCCGCGAAATTCAGCCGCAACACCTCCGCGATGCGGCGGCGAACTACAGTCCGGAGGTGTACGGCGCACGCGTCAACATTGAGCACTATCTCTCTATGTTTCCGGGTAGCGATTTTGGCGCAATGGGAGATGTGGTGGCACTCAGCACCGAAGACATTACCGATGGCCCGTTAGCCGGGCGAACGGCGCTTTATGCTGAGATCGAACCATCTGATCGCATGGTGCAGATGACCAATAAAGGCCAGAAGGTCTACTCCAGCATTGAGCTGCATCCGCAGTTCGCTCTTAACGGTAAAGCCTATGTTGTCGGGCTGGCAATGACTGACACCCCGGCAAGCCTGGGTACCGAACGCCTCAAGTTTGCGGCACAGCAACGCGCATCGGTGATGGCCTTCAACAACCAGCAAGGTGAGGCGCCAATGTTTACCGAGGCCCTGGAGGCTGAAGTGATCGAGCTGGCTGCACAGCGCAGCGATGAGGGTAAGCAGTGGTTTAACCGGGTCATGGGCATTCTCGGCAAGGGGCAGAAAACCGACGATCAGCGCTTCGGTCAGGTGCGTCAGGCTGTTGAAGCGGTGGCGCAATCACAGGTTGATCTTGGCGAGCAGTTCAGTACTGCCGAACAGGAACGCCAGCAGGACAAAGCCGCTATCCAGAAGCTGACCACTGAACTTGCCGCACTTCGCCAGCAGCTTGAAGGGACGGACGGCAATTTCAGCCAGCGCCCGGCGGCCGGCGGTGGCGACAGCGCGCAGCTCGCTGACTACTGATATCCATAACGAGAGATCCCGCACATGAGAAACCCTACCCGTAAGCTGTTTGACAGCTACGTTGCCCGCCAGGCACAGCTTAACGGCGTCAGCGCCGCTGCCGTTGCGGCACAGTTCAGCGTTGACCCGACTGTACAGCAGCGCCTTGAAGCAGCCGCACAGCAGGATGATGCCTTTCTGAAGCTGATTAACGTCTTTGGCGTGGAAGAGCAGATCGGCCAGAAAATCCTGATCGGCAGCAAAGGGCCGCTGGCGGGCGGCAACAAAAGCAACACCAACCGGCGCCATCCCCGCGCTAACGACAAGATGGATCCGTACAACTATCTGTGCCGTAAAACCAACTACGACTACGCCGTCAGCTACGCGCAAATGGATGCGTGGGCGCATCAGCCGAACTTCCAGCCGCTTATCAGTTCTGCGATGGCCCGTCAGATGTCGCTCGACCGCATCATGATCGGCTTTAACGGTACCAGCTACGCCGACCCGTCAGACCGCGCAGCGAATCCGCTGTTGCAGGATTGCGGTATTGGCTGGCTGCAAAAAATTCGGAATGAAGCTGCACACCGTCGCATTACCGGCGTGACGATCACCTCGCGTGACCAGAACAACGCCATTATCGCCCAGGGCACCTATGGCAACGTAGCGGCGGCGGTCTATGACGCTAAAAACAGCCTCATGGACGAATGGCATAAGCGTAACCCTGACAACGTGGTGATTTTGTCCGGCGATCTGCTGACAACCAGCAATTTCCCGACCATCAACGCCATGAGTCAGACTAACCCGAACACCGAAATGCTGGCCGGTCAGCTGATTTTGGCGCAGGAACGCGTAGGTAACATGCCGACCTTTATCGCGCCTTACATGCCGGGTAACGCCATCCTCATCACGCCGTTTAAAAACCTCTCGATCTACTACCAGCGTGGCGGTCTGCGCCGGACGATCAAAGAGGAGTCGGAATACAACCGCGTGGCAACGTATCAGTCCTCTAACGATGACTTCATTGTTGAGGATTACGGCGCGGTGGCCTTTATCGACGGCATCACCTTCGCTGAAAAAGCAGAAGGCGGCGAGTAACCGTGCACAGGGCGGGCTACGGCCCGCCGTTATTCGGGGAAGAGATAATGCTGACACCGGCACAAAAACATTTTCAGAAGGTCATGGCCGAGCGCCATGGCAAAACCGACGAGCTGTCGGATACAGCCAGAACGGCGCACGAGCAAATCATGCACCGGCTGCGCATGGATCAGAGTGCATTGAAGCGAGTGCAGTCTGACCAGGCGAAAGCGGCCATGAAACGCCAGTTGTTGCCGCATTACGAGGGCTGGATCGAGGGCACGCTCGACGGCGACAGCGGCAGGCAGGACGAGGTGATTGTCACCCTGATGGTATGGGCGATTGATGCCGGTGATTACACGCTGGCCGCCCGCATTGGTCGCTACGTCGTCATGCATGGCCTGCTGATGCCAGACCGTTTCAACCGTACCGCCGCAACCGTCCTGGTCGATGAGATTTGCGATCCGATTCTGGTGCAGGTCAAGGCAGACGATACCGCCGACGTCACGCCATATCTGGCGGTACTCGATGAAGTGGCGGAGTTCACCGCCGGCAGTGATATGCCGGATGTGGTTCGCGCCAAGCTCTGCAAGGCGCGCGCCTTTGCGCTGCGTAGCGGCACAACTGAAGAGCAGGCGACTGCGCTGGAGTTACTGCGCCAGGCGCTGACGCTTGATGCTGGCGCCGGGGTGAAAAAAGAGATCGACAGGCTGGCTCGTGTGGTGAAAAAAGCCGCCGCACAGACAGGCGCCGAGGGGGCTGATAGCACCGATGGTTCCGATGGCACTGGCGATGCTGGCGGAGACAGCACAGCGGACAGTGCGGGTGCAGGCGAAGCTGCAGCACCGTCAGAACCGGCGGCGGTGGTCAGCGCCACAGCGACGAAAGTTACCCGCAAAAGCCCAACCCGTAAGACGGCAGCACGCAAAACAACAGCGAAAAAAACGCCTGCCGCCAAAAAATAACCGACTTGCGCCCCGTGCGCTGGCGGCGCGGGCGGAGATCTGCAACGCAT